AGCGCTATCAGGTGAGAATCGTTCTGTACGGGTTTATGATCCAGCAAAGCAATATAATCATTGGAATGATGATGCTGACTGCTATATCATTGCTGTAAGTACTCCACAATCAAAAGACGGATCATGTGATATGACAAACGTTTATGAGATTGTGGAGTCTATTATGAATACAAACCCAGAAGCTCCTATCCTTATTAAGTCAACTATTAGCCTTGAAGGATGGAGACTTATTAATAGATCATATCCAGACGGACACTTTACGTTTTCACCCGAATACCTTAGAGCAGATCATGCTATGGAAGACTTTAAAAATCAAAGGAACATAACTTTAGGCGGCGGAAAGGTTCTTTTCTGGTCTGATTTGCTTTCAAATTGCTTAGGAATTCCGGTTGATGTTTGGAATCCTGAGTCTTTGATTTTAACTAAATACTTTCGTAATTCATTTTTAGCTACTAAGGTAGCATTCTTTCAGCAAATGTATGATATGTGTCTCCAATCTAATGTAGATCCTAACGAGGTACTTGCATACGTTTCTGACGATAAGCGTATTGGTAAAAGCCACACATACGTAAGTTCAAATGATAAAGGGTTTGGAGGGCATTGTTTACCTAAAGATGTATCAGCATTACTTTCAACATCAAATGATATGGGATATGAATTATCAATTTTAAAAGAAGTTATGGAATATAACGAAAGGTTACACGAATGAAAAAAATAGTATACGATAATATTTGTGAAGTAATAAGTACACGGACAGATGTTGTCGTCGAGGCTGAAGCTGATAATATGCGACCTGGTGTTTCTTTTGAAGCTTATGTAGCAAATAATAAAATCAAAATGAGATGGAATGGTAAAGTTTATGTTGGTAATGTGTCTGGCATGGAATTTACATCACATGGACCAAAAGAACTATGAGAGTAGGATTTACAGCTTCTGCGTTTGATTTATTACATGCAGGTCATGTGCAAATGCTGCGCGAAGCAAAAGATCAATGTGACTATTTAATATGTGGATTGCAAACAGATCCAAGCTTTGATAGGAAAGAAAAGAATAAGCCAATCCAAACAGTGGTTGAGCGATATACACAACTTAAAGCATTATCATATGTTGATGAAATTATTCCATATAATACTGAAGAAGACCTAAAAGACTTGTTGACATTATACACAATTGATGTTAGAATATTAGGAGTGGAATATAAAACTCAAGAGTTTACTGGTAAAGATATATGCCAAAAACGTGGAATTGATTTATATTTTAATAAACGTGATCATCGCTTTTCCACAAGCGATTTAAGAAAGAGAGTATGTAATGACTGAAGGACCATTTAAAAATGCGTTTGATGCCGATACTGATGGCGTTGTTAGACGTGAAATTGTAAGCTACCGCATGAAAAACGGTATGATGATTAAAGAGACAGCTTGTCGTGATTACTATAAATCTGGTGATTACCACGATAGCATTTCAACACAACCTTTGGCGGTACGATAATGCAAAAAGACATATACGATACCGCTGATGTTATAAAGCAAGACACTCTATGGTCAGCTCGTCTTCGTAATCTTGCGAATGGCCTTGACGATAAAGAACTTTGCCAAATTGCTGATAGGTTTGAACGACTTACTACAACAGCACATAACCGGAAACACTGGACAGGACACGAATAATGGATTTATTTGTTTGGGCTATTTACGTTATCACTGCAATTGAAGGTGGTGATTATCAATATACACACATTAAATCATATGATGATAGAATGAAATGTGAAATCGAAGCATCAGTTTTTACTGCTTATTATGAGCCTTGGGCTGATAATGAAACTGTAGAGTGTTTAAAGGCTGAACTATGAAGCGTTTTATATTTGACGTAGATGGTACCTTAACACCTAGTAGGCAACCAATGGATCCACAATTTAAAGAGTGGTTCCTTAGTTTTATGGAACGAGAAAAAGTTTGGCTTGTAACCGGCTCAGACTATCCAAAAACAGTTGAACAACTTGGTAAAGATATTTGTGAGAATGTTGTCACTTGTTATAGCTGCAGTGGTAACCAAACTCGTTTCAAAGGTAAGGTAGTAAACGCAAGTTCATTTGATCCAGATCCAACACTTACAACCTTATTAGAAGGTTGGTTGCAGTCTAGTGCTTTTCCACTTAGAACTGGTAACCATGTTGAAAAGCGGCCAGGTACATGGAATTTTAGTGTTGTAGGTAGAAATGCTAATATGGATCAAAGAAGCGAATACGTTGAATATGATGAAGCAAATCGTGAACGTGAAACAATTGCATATCAAATTAATTCTGAGTTCAAAAATATTACAGCAACTGTAGGTGGCGATACCGGTATTGACATATATACTACAGGTAGAGACAAAAGCCAAATTTTAGAAGACTTTAATAATGGTTCTGACCATATCATTTTCTTTGGTGATAAAACAGAACAAGGTGGAAATGATTATCCACTCGCTAATGCAATTAAACATCCAGGCAAAACTTATCAAGTTGACGACTGGAAACATACATGGAAAATTTTGAAAGATTTATAATGGAACAAGAACGTTATTACGAGTATATGCTACGGCGCAACAAAGAAAAAAATGCCCAAGAAACAAAATGGGATAACCGATTTATGGAATTGGCTGAAACAATTTCTAATTGGAGTAAAGACCCGTCGAGCCAAATAGGTGCAGTTGCAGTTAACGATGAACGTCGTATTTTGGCTACAGGATATAATGGTTTTCCAAAAGGTATTGCTGATACTGAAGAACGTTTATCTAATCGAGATGAAAAATATCCACGTATCGTACATGCTGAAATGAATGCTTTGATGAATGCTCTATATGCTGGCGTATCATTAAAGGATGCAACACTATATGTTTATGGATTACCTATTTGCCCAGATTGTACTAAGTGTGTTATTCAAGCAGGTATTAAACGTGTAGTAATACCAACCTACAATAAAGCTCCAGGCAATTGGCTACAAATTTGGAATGAAAGATCGCTACCCATGTTTAAAGAAGCAGGAGTGGCGGTATGTTTACTATAGAAATGGATTGGGATGAAACAGCAATTACCATACTTGATCCAGATGGAGAATACGAAGATTTACAAGTTATTGCATATGATGATATAATATACATTAGGCAGTGGGACGAAGACATTCAAAGATTTATTCTTATGTCCTTTTCTCCTAAAATGTTCTTGTCACTTATGCAATCTTTTAAACTACCTGAAGGTGCATACATTTTGAAAGGACCGGACGAATTATGATTAAAGTTTATGGAAAACCAAACTGCGCTTTTTGTACAAAAGCAAAAAACCTATTAGAACAACGTAATTTGGATTATGAATACAAAGACGTTTCTGTAGTTGAAAATATGACGGCACTCAAAGAAGCCTATCCTTTGGCTAAGAGTGTACCTCAGATCTGGATCAGTGGAACTCATGTCGGTGGCTACAACCAGCTAGTAAAATACCTAGAAGATACTGGGTACAATGGTACTGGTTACACACTTTAATTCAAAATAATTACAAAAAAGTGAAATTAACTGTTGACATTCAGTTTAGAATATAGTAGTATGGTTATATCAAACAAAGGATATAAGCATGACAAATAAAGTTACATACCAAGTTCAACTCGACATCTCATCGGAACCAACAAACCAAGAAGTTATTCAATTCGCCCAAGAACATGGCTGTACGGCTACACTTCTGGAACAAAACGGCCCAGCTGGTGGGAATCCACTTTGGCTTTTTAAATCTGACTCATTTGACATGTTATCGGAACTATATACCCAAGTTATGGGCTACGGCCATGGTTTTGACGACGACACCCTTAAAACAATGTTTACGGAGGTATAAACACAATGATTGATTGTATTATAATTGCTGAACGTTTACGTAGCTTATCCCGTCGTGCTGACAACTTTGGTAAAACACGGGAAGAGCTTATTGAAGAAATACTTATGATTGCTGAAGATTATGAGGCTCGTGCTCAACGTCTTGAAAAGCAAATGGAAATGGAGGCAGCTTAATGTCTATGCATTTAGTTCGTGGTGTACAAGTCCACGGTAAATCAAAATTGAAAAAGAAACCAGGTTGGAAAAAAGCTCAGGCTGATCACAACGAGTTTCTTAAAAGCATGGGTATTGACCCAGATAAGAAACCATCTAAAGCGAAAGGAAAACCTTTATATGAGACGAAATCGAATGACGTACACCGCAAGGACAGCGGAGTCTCGACGTCGGATGTTATCCCGGCAAATGGAACGGGTAAAGAACGAAGCGAATACACAGGTGACTACATCGTTGGTATCGCAACAATGCACAAATCAAACATGGTCCCAGTCGGGCGTGGAGATGATCCAAAAGCATACGCTCAAATGAGGAGAGGCTAATGGAAATCAAAACTGATTTGATTGTTGATCATGAAAATATTATGTTTTCAAACAAAGTAAACCGGTTTGAAGTCATTGATAACAAAGGTCGTTCATACGTTAAATATGGTGTGAAAGATCTGTCTTTTCAAATCCAAGATGATGGAACAACCATAAAGGTTTTTCTTCAATACGAAGATGAAGAGGAGATATGCATTGATTAAGTGGATAGCTATTACAATTGCAGTTTTGCTAATTGGCTGGTATTTAACGCATATATGGTCCGATTGTTTACAGGAAAACTCTGTATTTACATGCATGAGGATGTTGAATAAATAACTCTATTACTATGGAGTTATTTTATGTGGATTTACAAAGGGGAAGAATTTACCTCTGAGATGATTGAAGATTGGATTGGATTTGTGTATATCATTACTGACAAATCTACTGATATGAAATACGTAGGTAAAAAGCTGCTTGTTTCTAAAAGAAAACTTCCACCACTCAAAGGTAAAACCCGTCGTCGAACTGTTATCAAAGAAACAGATTGGCAAAAGTATTATGGATCTTCAGAAGAAGTTCAACAATTAGTTGAGGATAAAGGCGCTGATAACTTCCATAGAGAAATTCTTACTCTTTGTAAGTCAAAAGGAGAACTTGGTTACCTAGAAGCCAAATATCAATTTGAACATGACGTCTTGTTGAGAGACGACTATCATAACGGAATTATACAATGCAAAATTCACAGAAATCACGTAAAAAGCTTAAAAAACAGTTGACATTCTCTTAAAAGTATATTATATTAGATATAAATGAAAAGGAGAATGTTATGATTGTAACCAGAACAAGTGTATTGACCGGCAAAGTCCGTACTCGAAATATACCCGTTAAAGAACGCGATCTTGACCTGTACGAAAAAGGCTATGCTTCTATACATGATGCTATGCCTTATCTCGACTCGTCTGATCGCGAATTTATTTTGTGCGGCATTACTAATAATGAATTTAAGCATGCCTTTTCAAAGCAATTAAGAGAAATCGTTTCTGATGATTTTGGAGTAAAATTTTGATAGTACTATTTAATGGACCTCCTCGTTCTGGAAAAGATGCTGCGGCTGATTTCTTTAAACATCGCAAAGGATGGAAACATCTATCTTTCAAATATCAACTATATAAAGAAACTTGCAACTACTTTGGTTGTGATTATGATTGGTTTATGGAGCGATATGATGATCGTTCAGTAAAAGAAGTTCCTCATATAGATCTTGGTCATATGTCATGCCGTGAAGCTATGATATATGTATCAGAACAAGTAGTTAAACCTTTGCGTGGCCTAGACCACTTTGGCAAATTAGTTGCTGATGAAATTGACTTAAAAAAAGACTATGCTATATCTGATGGCGGGTTCGTAGATGAATTGATCCCTGTTGTGGAAAAAGTTGGTACAGAAAATTTTGTATTAGTTCAACTTACCCGCGATGGTGAGGATTATTCGTCCGACTCACGTAGATATTTCCAAGGTAG